AGTGCTTTTTGTGCATCATATTCCGCCTGATAAAACTCCTCTCTTTTTTGTAATGTAGTCTGCATATCTTGCGCAAACTTTGTGGCACCTGCTATTTGTGTTTCAGTAAGTTTCTTAATGTCGTCCAAAATACTTCCATATCCAGAAAGTGTGTTATTCAAAAACTGATCAGTACTTGTACTGAGTTTTGACATAAACTTACTCACAAAATCCTGCGGAGTTTCTTGTTGATCCGCGGTTGCTCCAGCTTGTGTGGTGGTGGTTGTAGTAGGTGTAGTTTGTGCAGTCTGCTCTCCCGTTGGCTTGTTTTGATCCTGTGCTAATTGAGGAGTTTCTCCACTCATTGAAAGAGGAATATTCCCAGTATCTTTAAATGATCCAATAATTTTTTGATCAGTTACACCTGCTTTAGCTGCCTCACCTACCGTAGTTGCATTTCTATTCATTTGAGCAAACTGTTCTGGAGTTGGTGCTTTCTGCGCCTGTTGTTGATCGTATGCGTACTGATTAGCTTTTTGCGCATTGATTGCAGTCTGAGACATTCCCGTTGCTGCACTATACCCATTGTCTCCTAAATTTCTATATGTACCAATATTCTCTCTCTGATTTGTAGCGTATTGCGTATCTACAGTAGATGGTTGTGTTGGAACTGTTGGAGATGTAGGTGCATTAGGTTGTTGAAGAGGAGTGCTTGTAGCACCGCTAGTTTGTTTCTGTGCTTTATTCTCCGCACGTATTCTTGCGATTTCTGCATCTGATAATGGTGTAGGTGTTTGATCTGCCATAGTCTATATAAGATTAAAGAGCTTCATAAGCTTGAATAGTAGCTACACTTTGCGAGTATCCACCCGTGTTCATACTATTTCCAGCTGGGGAAGAACTTGCTGTAAGTACTAAGTTTTTAGATCCATTAATACTTGCTGCTATGGTCGCATAAGCACCTCCTCCTGTAACTAATGCACTTAAAAATGCAGTTGGCCCCTCACCATTGTTTGCTTGTGTACCTGCGATTACATCATAGTATCCTGTTGTCTGTGTTCTGTTTTGACCATTTGTAATGTCTCTCAATGCACATGTACCAATAATATGAGAACAATCAAATCCAATCGTTACTGTAGCTGTATTTCCATAGGTGGGAAGTGTAACAGTAGCAAGTACTCGTCTTTGTAGACGCTGCGGAGTGCATACCAATTTACCAGAATTATCCGTTACTCCAATCTTGTATGGAATAACTGTACTTGAAACCATACTTGGACGAGTAGCAGTAAGCGCACCTCCAGTACCAAGATAATATTCTGTGTTTGCAACGAGTGGAGTTCCTAAAGTAAGTGTGCCAAGTAGTGGCCTATATGTTACGGTACCATTAAGCACGCCGCCAGTTACAATAATTCCACGCACATTCCATGCATTTGCATCCCCAGAAATATCTTGAGTAGCTTTGTATAACTTACCATCTGATTGTTTCAAATACACAAGTTGATCTGTTGTTAGTGTCTCACCAGCTGTACCACTATAGAGTATCTGATCTGTAGTGATAGTCGTACCTGCAAGCAGTGTACCATCTACATATCCACTACTATTTGCCCGTACATATTTCCCTGCGTCTCCTACTCCTGCACTTGTAGTCACTGAAGCATCACTAAGATATTTAGGGTTTACAATAAGATCAGCACCAGTTCCACCAGTCTGAGTGTTTGCAATGATTTCCGCAGCAGTTGCTTCTTCTCCTTTTCCTGCAACTGTTGTACTCATATTGGGAGTAGTTCCACTTGCTCGATCTGCCCAGGCGCCAGCTGTGTAATCAGTGTATTTCCCTTCAGTAGTAAGATATACTTGCATACCGTTACTAGGACTTGTAATACTTGCATCTCGTGCTGTAGCATCAGCAAATACTAAAATAGGAGTACCCCACCATTTACTATTGTTTCTAAATAAGAAAGAATTGAGTGCGGTAACATACACTACCTGTCCATTTGTAGGGCTTGGTACATCACTTGCAAGCGCTGCCTCTGTAGCAAACGTAGTAACTACCATGCTATCACCAGTTCCTTTTAATGTACTTACAAGCGTATTCCACATAAAATGCACATCTACACACCCAATCACAGCACCAGCAGTATGAGCTTTTTGATTTGCAGTGACCGCAGCCAAACTGTACCCCGTAAATGCAAGACCACGAGTACATCCTGTAAGTGTAGTAATCCCACTTGTAGTAGAATGACTACCTACTAAAATAATCTCATAATTAGGATTAGGTGCATTTTCGCTTCCTTTATCTATCACAAAAAGTTTTGTAGTAGCATCTGGAGTACGAGCCGCCCCCGTTACCTTATCAGTAAATTGTACCTGAATTGTAGTAGCAGAAGAAGTAATAGGAGCATATAGCGTCCCTATAAGATTTGATTCTGTGTATTGTAATGTAGTGCCTAGTGCCATAATTTAGTCAGTATAAGAATATGATGGATCATCTGGGAGGTATTCATATTTCAGTCTATATCGTGTAAGCTTCCACCCCTCACCGTCAGCATTGTTTCTAATTTGAAAATAGAATTGATACCCTTCATTTGTTGGATATGGTACTCGTACACGTTTCTTGAATTTATATAGTGGGCTGTTTGATGTAGCAGTGTACCCTCCTCCTGTGTATGTATCACCTACTACATTTTCACCTATGTACCCACCACCTGCACCAGTTACGAAGTTTCTATCTGTAATTTCTACAGAATTATAATTCACCCCATCAAGCCACATGTCAACGTATACAGTGCTATTCAGTGTCTTTGCACCTTCAATGTCAATATAATGCCATCTAGTGCGCTCCCCAAATCTGAACGTCTTACTTCTCCAAAGTCTTAAATACCCCGATCCATTATCAGAGAATGTATTGTTAAATTTATATACTACAGGTTCAAGTGCGCTTGCAAAATAAAGCTGATCTCTGTTATTGCTATCTCTAAATATCTGAAACTGGGCAGCTGGAATACCGTTGTAATACACCCAGTTATCTTTTCCAAACCTTCTTTTTACAATCTCATTCCACACTAAACATCCATTATTAATTGTACTTGTACCAAACGGAGCAGCACAAATATATTTCCCTTGAAAAAACTGAGATGTAATATTGTCTTTTCCCGCAAGATTAATAGAACTTACCGTAGGTTCAATCTTGAATGAAAGAGGAAGTGGAAGACTTGCAGTGACACCCTGTTCAAGATTACCAAAATTCTGGAATCCTTTACGTGAAAGAAAATACATATACCCATAGACACTTTGTATTGAACCAGGAGCAACACAGCCACCGTTATTCATGATTTTTGGTTGTACCTTTGGTAATGTCTCATTGTATGTTGCATCAAAACTAAAGTTTACTGGCTGAATATTGTCTTCTTTGAACACATACAAACTATCATTATTGTTAACTAGTGCAGTCACGGAGCTTCCATCACCAGTAGAAACAGCTAAGAAATTAGTGTTTAAATTAGTATTTGTGGTAGACGTATCAGAATAATACACAGTAGATGTGTTTGCACTATTTCCAGAAGCAAATAAACGGTTATTATATACGCCGTAAATATTTGTATGGAGTAAGTACGTCAGTACGGAAAGTGTAGTAGCATCCCAGTACTTAGGTGTATTCAGTACATTTCCATCCCCAAAACAAGCCACATTATTGTGTACAATACCACGCACTTGATTTTGTTCCGTTCCGTATGATCCTATCAACGTGGGGCTAGTATCTCCATTCCTCCAATAGTATACATTGCTATTATAGAACATTAATAGATAATCTCCTTTTGTAGAATATGTTTCAACATATGAAGCTGTAGATAAATCATTCAATGTATTACACTTCAATGTAGATCCAGCGTTCGTAGAAGTGATATGAAAATGTAGTGCTCCTGATGTCCATGTATACGGTACTGAAAAATAATTCCATGCATTATTTGTAAGACCAGTATTTATAATGGTATTTGTACAAAGCACGTTGTTTGAAGCGTCGTGTAACGTCAAAGTTAAATCACCAACTCCTTTATTTACCACATAGATTCCTATAGTGTGGATAGGGTTTGTCTTGGTAGGAGTAAACGTACATTTATTTACTGCAAGTTCACTTATAGAGGTTGGAATAGCATAGGTGTTCGCATAACTTGCCGTCGAATCCTGTGACTGGTCTATAGCATTGTTGTCATCATACGTCCTATAATACTGTAACAAACCTTTCATGCCACCAGTACCAGAAATCTCACATGCTTTTTCATACCCAAACCGTGTTTGTGCTGATCCGTTTGAGGTGATGTCCATGTTCACCATGTATGGAGACTCTGAGGGAGCTATCACAGTAGCATCATCTAACGTATTTAAACCATCAAATTGCTGTACATCTATTACTTGAAATTGTTGTTTGTCTGCCATATTAGACGTAAGTTAGTGTTCCTATATAATTAGTTCCGCTCCATACTCCGTTGCCTTGGTATACGAGCTGTAGGGTGTCTCCTATCGCTGTGCTCTCTACATAGCCGCCAGTACCTAGTGTGGTACTACTTGCTCCCACATTTATTTGATTGTCTGCGTTTTGTAATATTCTCCATCCTGAGGCAGTCTTTGCCTGTACTTCTATAATATTACCCACATACACACTGTCAGAAGGAGGGAGCGTTACAGAAATACGACTTGTACCGTTTGCAAAATATCCATAATTAGATAATCCTTGCACGTTTGCTGTAATAGTAAGGAATGTCATGGAGTTTCCAGGTGCTACCTGTGTAGTAAATGAAGTAGAAGCGTTTAAAAATCTATCTTTTACACCATATAAAGAAGTAATCCTTTGTGCCGCACGTCCAACAATACGAAGTCTTTCGTTTTGCCAAGCTTTAGCAATAAGCGAATCCGCATACTGCATTTTTGCTTGTGCTACATCGTATTGACGGGCGTTCAGTAGCAAATACCCAGCTGCTTTCTCTGCAATCGCCCTATTCCATGTGTTGGTAAACCGTACTGTATCTGTATCACTTGAAAGATCAGTAGGATTGACCATATAAAAAAACGTCAGTAGTGAGTTTAGCTGTGGATATACTTGTACTTGTTCTAAGTTTGTACTGGTGTTGTAGATGATTTTATAAGTATATGTAGTATTCTCTAAAAACCGCTCATAATCTTGTTGTATATATTCATTATTATACTGATCTACGAGATACAACGGGCGCAAACAATCGGTAGGTAAACTACCTATTCCAGCACTAAACCCTATAGTGGTGCTTACTTGATATTGAGTCACATCAAATTGATCAAGTATTTCTCTAATCGTTTTATTTATGGCATTAGTTCGTGCACTATTTGTAAAGAATGCAGTCTCACTTGTTCCTAATGCTTCCGTAAGGTCTAGTTTTAGCTGTCCTAATGTTGCGCCCATGTATAATTGTAGTCAATGTTAAAGTGAAGCAAGCACAGCCTCAGCGGCTCTTCTTTTTTCTGTAAGATCCTCATCACGAACAAGAGAAATTGCAGAAACTCTAAAAGTATGAAGTTCTGTATTTGCAGTTCCATCTTCATTGTAGTCAATTACGACAGGCATTTCAACCAATTGGTCTACTTCATCTATAGTAACATATCCCATTGTAGAATTCTCTACAATATAACTAATAATGTCTTTTTTTGTGATTGCCATAAAATTGGATATAATAAAATAATAATTACACTAAAGTAAATGTCTTTGTTACTCCTCCTACAAGAATATATAGACCTGTTCCAGTGAACCATATGTCTCCATCCACCGGAGAAATAGGAGAAACTCCAGAAGATGAAGCAATGTTAATGCTTGCAGTACCTGTGTCTGCATTTCTAAATGTAACTTTACCGCTTGGATTCAAATTGAATCCATATGTTGTAACTCCAGTTGCGTAGTCGGAAGACGTACCAAAATACATGTACGTACCAGATCCAGTCATTCCAACAATGATACCAGCCTTAGGCTTTGTGGCATTATCGTCAGTATTTGCAAATGTAGCAAGTGAAGCATACCCATTGTTTGTGTAAGCTGTAGTAACAAGATTACCTGCATACGAAAGCCCTCCAGAATAATCACTAGCTGAAGTGCTAGATCCATTCGTTACTGTGTGATAAATACAACTAATGGACGAAGATGATGAAATAGGCACACGCGACTGTATATATCCAGAACCAGCATTGTTGTAAAAATTTAGGAATCCGTTAGAGTTACTTGTAAATGTTTCTGTGGCGTTCAGCTCCACAAATCCCATGGTAAAATACGCAGTAGATGTGTTTGAGTTGAACGTACTAGTCATCTTGAATCCATTATATCCTGCTGTAGTAGCATCTACATTAGAAAAGATTAATCCTCCTTGATTTGTTGTAGCTGGAGAAGTTTTTATGATCCCATATGATGCAAGCGCACCAGTATCACCAGTGTTTACTTGAAATACACCAGTAGGGCTCGTGTTGTTTACTCCAAGTCTTGCAGCAGTTAGTGTTCCTGTGAATGTTCCACTTCCTGTGTTTAATACTTGTAATTCTCCTGTAAATGGGTTGATGATTGTAGCCATATCTTAGTAGTAGGTTAAGGAAGCTCGATTATCCCATACTTGATCCATTGATCTACTTGCCCATTGTAGTGATGTAGTTACACCGCTCGCATCCTTTGTTTCTTTTGCAATAAGAAATTGAGCCACAGAAGTATCCACAGCTCCAGTGGGTGCAGTTCTTGGCTGGTAGTATCCATGATAAGTCACTGTTGAGCTTGCTACAGCTGCAATATACCCATCACGGATAAAATTTATCGATCTAAACATGTGTTGTGTCGAGTAAAGAAATAAATTCCTCCACTAGAATTCCATCTTGAATCGTGAAAGGAATATTTAACAAACTTTTAATAAATGTAATTTCTTCTTCGGTAAGCTCAATCTCTGCACCTGACTCATCTTTTTCGGCGAGCACAAGTGCATCACGTACTTTTCTAAACAAAATCACAGCGAGACTACGCTCTGTGGTATCAAAATACCTAGGCATTACCTGCCCTTCAGCATTTACCTTACCATCAGTTTGTAAAACGTATGCAATTAATTTGAGATAAGCGGAAGTAAGTTTCATGTATTAAATGATTAAGTAGTAGGAAGTACTCTATAAAACACTTTGACTGTCAATGTACCGTCACCAGCTGAAGGATTAGCACCAGCAAGAGTAAGTACAAATTTAGCAGCAGTAGCAGGAGTAAACGCAGTGGCAACTCCAGGAATCATTCTGATTTGATTAGATGATTGATCTATCATACCAGTAACCGCTTGTGTTGCAGAAACAGTAGTACCAGAACCGTCAGTGTATTTTACAGCAAGGTTAGTTGCTGAACCAATAGTGTACGGAGTGGCACCTGCTTTATAAATTACAGTAGCAGAAACAAACTCAAGCATAAAACCAGAGTCTGGAGCAGCTACAATTTCTATGGGAGTAGTAAATAATGCAAGGAGTTGTGCGGATGTAATATCTACAGAAACAGAGCGTAGTAATGATACTTGTTGACTATTAGAACCATCACCACCGAGACCATCTTGTTTAAACACTAGCCCTTTACTTCGTCCCATAAGGACATATCGACCAGAAGTAGCCATAATTGTATTGTTTTAGAAAAATATAAGGGTTTTTTTTGAGATGAACCCAGAAACATCTTAGAGATTAGTATCCTAATCCAACGATACCTTGCCAGTCAGTTACACCAGCATTAAGCATCATTCTTACTTGGTATACCCAGTTACCAGTAGTTTGAGAAAGAATTCTTCTGATAGTAGGCATTTCTGTTACTACATATCGAAGTCCTCGTGCTCCATTTTCTCCCTTATCTGCAAGAAGCATACATGCTGTAGCAGTCGCAGCAGATCCAGTGTTTGTATACAGTGCCCAAGGAATAACTTGGATACCAAGAGAATTGATATAGTTCAAGTTTCTATTTGCACTTTCTGGTTCATCTGGAGAGTTTGTGAGCTGCCATGCGTTCATCTTCTCTACAACTGGTACGAGAAGTCTTCGTGCTTGATATCCAGCAATAATGTTCTCATGTGTTGGCATAGTCATCATTTGAACAATAGCCTGATTCAAAGTTGTTTTATCAAGAGATCCAGTGATTTTGTTGTCAAAAGTAACTCCTGTATCACCTACTGTTTGTGTGTCTCCTACAAGAGCGTTTGTAGTTCCAGCAATACTAAATCCATATGCACCAGAAGTAGAAGTAGCGTTATTCACGAAGTTTGCTCCGAGTTGATCAATAGCGTAGATAAACTGGTATGATTTTCGAGAAGCAGCCTGCTCAATAGCTCCATAATTATCGAATGCCTCAGAAAGGTCAGAGATAGGTACAGCAGCCTTGAATACCTTTGTAGTAATAGTAGCATCTCCAACTTCTGTAATAGAAGACTCAGGGAATGCAGTACCGTCAGCAACTTCAGGAGCAGCGTTGTCTAGTTTGATAATTCCATACTTCTCATCTTTACGTTGAGGCTTGTCAATGTTAAAGATTTTGTCGTAGGTAGGGATATACTGTCGAGCTCCCGCTTGGAATGAAAGAAGGATCTTCTTGTCCACATTGAGGAGCAAATTGTTAGCAATAGTTGCCATAATTTATAATTGAAAAAATAAAGTAAAAACTTTGTCTTAAAGATTACATGCAAGAGTAGCCTTACAAATACCTGTAGTAGTATCGTTATAATCATGAAGAGTAAAGATACCATTAGTGGTAGTTGCTTGGTCAAGCGTGTAGTTTCCACCAGTTACATCAAGAATATACTTGCTAAGTAGCTTAGACGTTGCAAGAGATGCAGGAGTCTTCGCAGCAAGTTCAACAAGAAGTACAGGCGCAGAAATTACATGCACGTTTCCGTCTTCAGAAGCAGTTTCGGTAGATGTATCAGCAGCAACTCCAATAATTACAGACGTAGAATCTGTAGCGTCAGGAGCAGCTTTCACATATCCAGCGTTTGAACCGTCTTTAATTACAAGATACCCTGGAAGAATAGAACCAGTGGTACCAGCTTTTACTTTATACCCTGCTGCAGGGAAAGGCATTGAAGCAGAGAGATTTGCTCCATTACCAGATGGGGTTCCAAGAACCTTAATTACTTTAGCCATATAATAGTTTAGAAAAAATATAATATGACCACAATTGAAGGAATTCTTTTTAGATACTTATTGTAAACCCTTTAGAAAGATCAACCACTTCCTCAGTAGTTGTAGGAGTAGCACCAGGCTGTGAAGGGACAAACACACTAGATCCTTTCTGTGGATACAATATGGTATAGGACGCTTGAAGTGCCTGCTCATATGTCCATGAAGGGTTGGCTGTGCGTAGTGCCTTAGCATTATTTGTAAGAGAATTGAATTGCTCATCTTTTACCCCAAACTTACCCGCGAACGATTTCGCTACATCTTCCTCCACACGTTGCATCTTCTCTGCTTCTATCTTCCCTAGTTTCTCTTGAACTTTTTGCTCAATGAGACTATCAAGATCAGCTGGAGGTGTGAACGTAGATGGTGATGTTTGTGTTTGTGGTTCTTGAGGAGCACTCATTGTTTTTACAAACTTCCTGTATGTTTGTTTCACTCGCATCGCACCGTTTGCAATTTCTGCACGTGTAGCGTCGGAGTCAAACCAACGTTTTAAATCTTCTCCACTTAGTTTACCGTTTTCGTATTCTTGAAGTTTTTCTTCGATGTGATCGATTTGAAGCTTTCGCAAAGCCTCATACTTCTTTGCCATCTCTTTTGCACCATCAGAAGTGTTGTCTTTCTTTTCAACTTCGTCTACACCCTCTTGAGAGTGTTCCGTAGTATCAGAAGAAGGAGTAGTAATTTCCTCAGATTCTGCCGAGACTTGAGCAGTGACTTCGTCCACTCCAGTACCGATCATATTACTTTCTTCGGAGGCGTCCCCAGTGAAAGAAATAGTGCCAAGCACAGAGCCATCAATGTCTTGCATACAAGCAAAAAGTTAGTTGTTAAATAGCGTACATCCTTATTTTTCAGCCGTTTCGTAGACTTGTCAACGGGGTAAATACAAAAAACACCCCAAGCGTTACTAACACTAAAAGTGTTTATGGGGTGCCTCTGTGAAAATATACCTCTTTCCGTTTTTATTCTATCTCTATTGCAATAATATTGTCAATACTTGTCATGATATACGTATCAGTACCATTCTTAATCACATCATGACCATGTGGCTTAAAGAATACTCTATCTCCTATCTTCAGCACGTCATCTTCTTTCGCCATCTCTACAACAGTTCCTACATTTCCCTGTTGTTTCTCCTTAATAATAATGCCAGATTCAGTAGTTGTTTCCTCGTTAGTGAGTTTAATCAGTACATTTCTTCCCAGTGGACGTAATCGCATAGTATACTATACAAAAAATAAAACGTCCTAAGTGTACTACACCTAGAACGAATCATCAAATATTTGTTTCACTTCCTGTTTCTCCATTTTACTTCTCATTTCCGCATGTTTGTATTTCAAGTCCTCCATCATCATTTCCATCCCCTTTGTGTCAGCAGCAATTTTCTTTTCTAAAAACTCTTTATACATCTTCTTTAATTTTCTATCCGTATCAATAACGTATAAATGGAACTGCTCTGTACTGTTATATTTGTTTATTTCCGCTTCATGATATGAATGTGTTTTCATCAATTCCGTTGGTTAAATCTTTGTAAAAGTTTCCACTTCTATCTCTCCCGTCAAATATACCCTCTCCATAAATTCTATCAATATGTTTTTTCTCCTGATACATTTGATTGTGTTTACGCTCTAAAGCCTCACGTAATCCTCTGTCACCATACTCAAGGATGTAATTAATATCATAATCATTGATTGTACCATTCTCTAATTTGTAATAGAGCTGTGCCTCATAATCTCTATTATTGTTCTCTGCATATGATCCAGAAGGTTTTCCCCCTTTAAAAATGAATTCCATGATTATTGTGGTTGGCTAGGTAATAAAGATTGAATATCCAGCGGAGCGTTTGGAGCACTCATCATCTGTGGAGATCCTGGCATTTGCGCTTCTTGTGTGGGCATCATTGTTGATGGAGTGGGTGACGTAGGCATTTGTTGTGCTCCTTGTGGTGGGACTGGTTGTCCAGGCTGACCTGGCATAGGTGGCATTTGTCCAGGAAGTACAGTACCTTTCTGCTGTTCCTTCGTAATTTGATTTGCTGTAATGTTTGCCATAGTAGAAGAGAAATGATATTCCCACGCTTTCTTCGCATCTCCAGTAACATACTTCCATTCTTTCGGATTCTGTTTCCATTGAATCAAGAACTTCATACGTTGTAGAGACTGTTCTCTTGTTTCATCCATCGGTACATCAATGTTATGTCCAAGAATTATTTCTTGTTTCACTAATGTATATTCATCCACATAATCATTTGCATTCTGTTTGAACGTCTTCTTCACATCAAGGTTCATCTTCTCCACTAACTGCTCAGCAATTCCTACAAAATCAATCTTCTGGATAAGTTCAGGAGAATTCACTGCAAGATTATTAAGCATAGGGAGTGTTTGCATCCATCTTCCAATCTCTTCCACACTATCAGCAATCTGACTCTTCTTATCAATCACAGTGACCTTTACGTCAGTATTCACAATATCATCCATCATATCAAAGAAATCCTCTTGTCCTGATTGTTCAATGAACGTAGGCATTTGCCCTTCTCCTTGTGCTACTACATGATTTTTAATCTTCACACGCTTTGTACCTCCTTCATTGTCCTTCACATCCATGAATGACCGTGTAATTTGTACCATAAGTTCAGTGAGTACTCCTTCAGCTTCTACCTCATTAATATTTTCAATACGTTGATTGTGTGCATTGTAACTTCTTGTCTGCTGCATCACCTCAGTAGCTGTCTTTGATTTCTGTTCAAGTGATCGCAAATCAGTTCTACTAGAAATAGTAAACTTACTTTGTAGTATATCGTAAAAATTATAGAAATTACTATTAGGGTTTCCTACAACAAGAGGCTGAATATTATCTTGCAGTTTTCCGTTCATCTCACTTCCTGCTGTCCAAACTCCACCTGGCTGCACTGTATGTACTCGAGGATTAAATCCAAAGGATCCACTTACCGCCATCACTGGTTGTAATGTGAGTTTTAAATTCATCAATTCTAAATTGAAGAGCGTATCTTCAAGATAAATGTAGGGGGCTAGTATTTCCGCAATACCTTTCCCCCAGAACGTATCATTTCTAGGTTCAAATCTATACGTAGCAATAGGGATTCTATCAGTACCTTTCGCCTTAGTAAGCTTGTCTTCATAAATCGTTTGTCCATTGGCTACCACAATATATCTATTCTCAGCTTGATTATAATACTCGTACAACTTGATTACATTTGCATTTGCCTTCTCTACAGTCTCTCTAGAACTCATCGTGTCCACCACTCCTCCAAGCTCATCACTCCACCAGTTTGTCTCCATAATACTATCCACATTCTTAAATCCTTCCTTATCAAAGAACTTCTTAAATGCTTCTTTTGTAATAAACCTACGTACTACCACATCCCGTGCTTCCTCAAGTCGTGTGTGATCATGCATCTGATAACAAGCCTCATCAATGAAGATATTCTGCGGATTGATTCTATACGTAGCTACATCATCAAACTTTGATACAAACCCATCGTCCCATATCTTCTCAAACTTATGATACATCACACCGCGAAACCCTACACCATATACAAACATATCTTCTACTACACGTCTCTTCACCTTCTTCTCATGAATACTTTCTTTAATCCCGTCTATATATGCTTTCATTGCAATTGCTCCTGCTTTTCTATTCTTATCACTTGGCTCTAGCACTGCTTCTGGCGGATCTTGCATAAAATTATCCGTAAGCGAACTGATTACATCTCGTAATGTATTAAGTCGAACAGGAGTATCAAAACTCTCTCCGTGTATAATCCAGTTTTGAGGTGCATCTAATAACTGCCACGCTCCGTATGCTCTATTTCTCCAGTCAGTCTTAGAAACCAACATCATCTGGTAACGTTGAAATACTTCTTTTGCATTATTATCATAGATATCTTGGGCCATAGTGAGAGTTTAGTGATTGAATAGCGTCTTCTATCTCGGAGTTTGTTGATTGTATTTTTTGTCCAGATATCCCATATGTCAACGGCTTGTTGATTTGTGCAGCTTGCTGTGGTTCATTATCAATAAAATACTCAAACGCTGTGCGTAAATGAGAAAATAAGTCATGGATAGGCTTTGTCTTCTCTCTTGTCATCCCCTTTGTATCATCAGGATACCTTGACTGGATCATCGCTTGCATCACATCCTCACATGATGAGTCTATATGTATTCGAGGAAGTGCAAGATGTGTCTTTCTTATCCTATTTTCTAAACTTGTATTAGTGTTTGTAGTAATAGAAATATTATACTGTGAAAGTATACTACGTATAGAACTACGTGCATTAGTTTGTACAGCGTCAGCGTTGTATGGATCTCCATAATGTCTTGCGTAATTGTTTTGCCATTCTTTATGTCTTCTCATTAATTCTTGTTCTTTTGCATCATATACAAAATACTCCTTCGTTGCTTCATCTAGTACAGGCTTCCCGTAAATAAACGATGCCATAAATTCTATAGGCACATTCCTCTTTTGGTAACAATCAATAATATGTAACTTGTTATTGTGAAAATCTTTCTGCCACCAAATAATTGCATTCATGTCACGTCCAAAATCCCATGATGTATATACGGGAAGTTGTGGATTGTATGGAACACTACCTATAGTGACACGCTCCTGAAACTCTGGATATACTGCACCTGTTACTGACTCTTCGTATGAGATGTCCAACTCTTTTGCTACATCTAGTTTCGTTCGCTTCTTCTTCTCTTCTTCATACCACGCCTCATCCTTCAATGGATGTAGCGTCCAGTGTAATCTAATCTTCTTTATGTTGAGATGTTTATACTCCTCACCATTAGTCATGATCTGACCGTATACGTTGAACTTACCTTCTGGAGTCCCCAAGAATATTCTACAGTTCGTGATGTCTTTTGTTTTTCTAAATGCTTTCTTGTCAAAATTCCATAGTGCAAACTCATCCATAATCACAAATCTTCTACGTCCTCCCGTACCAAAATTCTGCCCACTGTCTCCACTTATATCTCCACCTAGTGTCTTACTGCTAATATTCATGTATGTGCTTGAGATATCATCAGGCATAAACCACTTAGGAAGTTTTTCTAGTACGTATCGTATACGCTCGAAATGAGAGTCCATATCACCTTTAGAGTCTACATAATCCTCCTTATATGATCCATAGAGAGAGCTATACCCATTGAGCAATCCCCACACTTGAAGTACTACCATCATCCATGACGCCCCCATATCACGAGACTTTTCTATGGCTATCTCTTTCCCATTCTGTATTGCGTCTACTAAGTCAAGTAGTGTCTCATCTTGAAATTTATACGTGATGAATGGAATAATTGTAGGAGTAACACGTGGATTGTATGTCCAACAAAACGTATTTACAAAGAATAGTATATCTCGCTTACTTTTCTCGATGAGTAATTCTTGCGCCGCTCGATTATCCTTAGCTCGCAAAAGTACATTTGCCCTGTATCGCTTATTCTCATCTATTGTTTTTGGGTACTGCATTACTGCAATAAGTTATCAAGTGCCTCATCAATCTTGGCGATTGGTGCTGTTTTGACATCTAGTTCTATTTTAAACTTCTCACCATCTGGGTTACGCACCGTATTATCTACCTCTCTCTTCTCATAATATCCACGCTTCTTTCCTTGAGTCTTCAATGCAAATATAATAGCAGCAGTGTCGGGAGGTCTCTGATACACAACATTACCCTCTGCATCTTTTTGCACCACAATCCCTGTGATCACCTCTTCTAGTTTTGATTCAATAAAATCTAGCTTCTCTTCCATCACGTCATCAATATGGCTTTTAAAAATAGGATCTTTTTCAATCCACAAGTAATATGTTCCCCTGTTAATACCAACAGACTCACACGCCTTTGTAATATTTCCCATAGACTTACGAAAAGCCTCTACAAACGTGTTTTTTAGGAGTACTGTCTTTTTTTGCTGTACATTATTGTCTATATCCATAAATGTTGTATTATTTACTTTTAGACTTACGCGCAGTACTTAGTGCAATCGCTACAGCTTGACGTCTTGGTTTTCCTGTTTTCATTTCAGTTTTAATATTTGCGCTAATTGTACGGGCAGATGAACCTTTTTTGAGTGGCATAAGTACAACGTGAAAAGTTATACTACAAGTATACGCCCACTATGCATTTAGTAAAGAATAATTTTACTTCACAGCCTACCTTTTAAATTTCTCATTTAAATTCGTTTTAACGAGTTGATTTTTTATAAACGACTCTTACTACCTAATTTATGTTTCGTCGTCTAAAAAGTGCAAAAGAATTCAATTTTTGCTATAGTTTAGATAAGAACTCGAGTGCCTCTCTATGTGAACAGTTATTTTTTTTCTGTACGAAGTCGATCATATCCCCATGCGCTCCGCATCCGAAACAATGAAAACTATCCTCATAAATCTTCATGCTTGGCGTTTTCTCGTTGTGAAATACACATCGGACGTTGCTACGCTTCACCTGCTCACCTGTGACTAGCTCATACACATGTTTCATGCTGAGTTGTTTTGCTTTCTCGAAGAGCACTTCGTATTCTCCTTCCTCATAAATTCCATCATACGTCATGAGTGCAAAATTAATATGTCGTATATCACGTTCTAGCCTCATAATTGTTTCTTGAACATCAGTTAGTTTAACGAGTTGAGACAGTGAATATGGACTTGAACAATCTAAATCCGTAAACTTTTGTAACTCAAATTCATGGAGTGCCTCATAGTTTTGTTTTGCACGCTCAAGTTCTTTGTTCTTATTGCGAAGTGTCTCGAGTACGTCTTGTTTTATTTGTGGGTCGCTGAGTAGTTCCTGTGCTAGTGAAATCATGTTGTGTAATTCGGTAAGTGCTAAAATCAATCAGTGCTGTTGCATTAAAAAATCCAACTCCGTTTCTGTTTTTCCTACAAAGAAGGTTCAATATGTTCGGGTTACAATCGGGGTCTTCATCCCTATGAAGAAATAACACCGTCTCCGCATCTTGCTCTATAGCTCCTGACTGTGCAAGATCAGAGAGTTGTGGCTCTTTGCTCGTTCTTTTTTCCACATCTCTATTCATTTGTGCAAGTGCAATAATAGGAACATTTTGTGTTCCTGCCACAATCTTAAGACCACGCGACACCATCATTGTTTCTTGTGTGGGATTATCTGCTTTTGCTCTCATCAGGTGGATATGATCAATAATCACTACGTCAATTTTTCCTATCAGTTCCTTTTGTTTGATAATAATTCCCTCTACATCCTGCACAGTAAGTCCAGATTGATAACAAAAATACAAGTTGTCATTCGGTGGGACTAGTGTACTAAACTTTTCCAAAAAAGACATCGATAAACCTGTAAACTCATCGTTCTTTACCCCATGTGCCACCTGCAAGTATCGTGTCATTGTTTGCTCTTCTCCCATCTCAAGAGAAAAATAAAGGACCTTAAATCCTTTCGCTGCAATATTTACTGCAACATTGAGCGCAAACATACTTTTACCCATTCTCGGACGTGCTGCGATTACATGTAGCTGATTACCAAGTAACTGACCATAATGCTTATCCAGTTCATTATACCCAGTCAAAATCTTTGGAGCGTACATATTGTCTTTATCATTGCACAATTTATCATAAATCCTACTGTGTGACTCTGAGAGCGACTTTAAGCCTCCTTGTTGTTTCCATGATCTAATCTTTCTTATTTTATCTTCCGCTTCCGACATGATTTTATCTGGATCCTCAGTGTACGAGTTCGCCTGCACTTCTCTTCCTAATTCCTGCACGTAGTACCTCATTGCCTCACCGTACAACAAATCTGCATAAAGTTTGTGTAACTGTGATGAAGGATTATTGAGGTACATATAGCGCAGCTCTACCAACAAAGGTGAGTCACTTGATAACTCCATCTTTCTTGCAATAGCATCTACATCAAATAGTCCATACTCTCCAAATAAATCTCTCATCGCCTCAAAGTACAAACGGTCATTTTGTTCTACAAATACACCACTAGGAAGCGCTCTATATTTTGCCATCAAAGACACGTCATTTAGTAAACATCCTAAAAACGTGTGTGCTGTGCTTAGTGTTACAGTGCGTAAATCATCCATTTTGATTGTTGTTAGAAAGGTTAGAATAATATTCTGTCATTCGCTTCGTCTTTTCTCGTTCAAGTTCTTCTTGATACTCCTTTGTTACTCGCACATTTTCGAACCAAGTCCTTAACCTTAATGGTACAGAGAAAGTTTTTTGTTTTTGCCAGTGTCTTTTTTTACTTCCGTATGATGTAGCCCCATAAAAATCACAAAACTTTTGTAGTTCTTTTCTTGCTCCTGCTTTACCTATGTCCGGACGCTGTAGTGCAAACTTATCCACCAAATATAAGTACATTTCGTTTTTATCTTCAATGGCCTTCTCTAGGTGATCAAAAGAAAAATCTTTGTGTGTTTGTGGTTTATCCACAATTTCAATATTTTTTTCATTGTCCTCTATAATATCTTTTCTTTCATTCTTATCATTCTTTTCATTCTTGTTAATGGATATGTGTTGTCGGTGTACTGATGGTGTGTTGGTGGCGTATTCATTAGTGTACTCATTGGTGGATTCGTAGTTTTTTGGATCTTGATAAAGTGAGTACTGTAGCACAGTTATAAGATTTCCTCGTGGTGTACTCGTTAGTGTAATCATCTGGTGTGTTCGTAACAGCTTCATACAGTGTTTCATTTCATCTTCGCTGTAACGATTAAATCGATATCCTACAGACCACTTTAGATCATCTCTTATCTCTCTAAAAGATCGAAATAATTGCCCACGTTTTACTTCATATCCTGCATATTTTTGGTCTTTGTGGTTAGCCTCTCGTAGTAAATAATCCCAAGTCTCACGAACACAAGGTGAAGCTTGCGCTATCCAACTATCTCTTATTTTACGTGCTTTTATATAGTACCCTCCGTGTATTTTCATATTGCTTTGTGGGTTAATGTATTTTTAATTTTAAAATTATTTACTATAACTTTAAAAAGTAAAATATCAGGATCACTCAATATAAAATACTCAGAATCTTTAACTAATTTATGTAGAAATACCATCTTTATACAATCTTCAATTTTTGAAACAACAATACCAGTATTTTGATATTGATAAATGATTTCAAATTTTTCTCCACAATACGTCTCTATTTCTTTCCTTCTCTTTAGAACACTCCTGGAAGTTATTCCAACCTTGTACATGCTTTTGCTCTGTAACAAGTAAAGCGTGGATCTCCTCTGTGTTTTTTTTAATGCCATATAATACATATATACAGAAAACGAGAGAGAAGCTAGTAACCAAACAGCACTTCTCTCTCGTTTTCTAAATATAATTGGTTACTATTTAAGCTGCTTGGTACAACTATATTACCCCAACACACCTAAAAATTCAACCAACTTCTTAACGAAGTATCGCCAGTTTAGTTTTTTGTTTCAGAATGTCAATAGGTTTATGAATGAGTCTAATCACTCCCCCCATAGTAGAATAGAGAGTATCTAATCCTCAACTATTTCCATTTTGGAAACAGTCACATTTACTATATCATTTAACAATTTTTAATTTTCTTTCTCTTTTCTCTTGACTATTGTTTTACGTTTGTATATACTAGAGACATACACATTAACTTTACACA